AAACCATTCACTTTCACCTTTTTCTCTGTGTTTAAGCAGACTTCAGCAATTTCACTGATGGAATCCAAGGCAATTGATTGAAATCCCTTTGCTTCGTCAGACTTCAGAAGCCATTCATAAGCCTCCATCAAGTCATCCATGGAGCTGATCTCAATGAAGGGTACGTCAGCACCGGCGATAGACAACAGGCCCCCCTCGGCGCTCAGGACTACAGGGTTAGGCAGGGTAGGTATCAGAGAAGTTTTGCCTGCGCCACTTTGTCCGTAACACAGGATCTTCACTCCGAAGGCTGCCAGTTGGGCGGTGGTTTTAAGATTGATTGCCATGATGTATTTTCAAAAAGGCGCCAGTGGCGCGGGTTGTTGTGGGGCTTGTTTAAATGGGGTGGGCTTTGGTTTAGGCAAAGCCACCCCCTTGTAGGTAGGGAATGGCCAGTCTTTCATTCAGGACCCAATTCTTGGACGAGTAACTTTACCTTTTGGTCAAGGCTGGCTTGGTAAAACGCATCCTCGTCCATTAGATGCTCTACCGTCCAAGAACATTCGCTACAGCCATCCGGGGCCAAGTTGTAACACCACAGACCCCAGTCCTCGGCAATGTCTGCATAGGTGCAGTGCCCGTAATGAAAATCGTAGTTATAGATGTAGTTGCCCATCAGAATGCAACCTCGTTAATCATGCAGTCGGTGTATGTAAAGGCCAAGTCAAGAGCCTCGTCACGTGTCTCGCAAGTGCCGAGTAGACTGTACTTGCTGGGGTAGTCTGACGACCAGACAGTGACGTAAGCGCCTGTCTTGGAAGCGTACACTTTGTAAAAGCCGTCTTGGTGAATCAGTTCCATGTCTATCTCCGTTTAGCTGCACCGTCAGGGGATCTGTTCGTGCAGTGTTGACACTATAACTTGATGGGGTGTACGATGTCAACACCTCAACACAACATTTTTAACAAAATGCTCACATTAGAACAGATCAGAGACCAGCTCCAGGACCGACGTTTGACAGTCATTGCACAGCGTACAAAGCTGCATCCGAATACGCTGCGGGACATTCGCAACAATGCGGATTGCAATCCAAGCCACCGGGTGCTGGCGGCGTTGAGTGACTATCTGACAGGCAGTGCGAAATCGGTGTTGCAATATGGCTGATCTCTCCAAAATATTGGGTGGCCCCTGGTCGCCCCCAGTGAGCCCTGTGCCACAGGCACCGGAAGTTCAATTCGCTGAAGCAATTCGGCGTGCGGGCTTGGAAGTGCCCGAGATCATTTTGGATGGAAAGATTCATCGATTCAGGTCTACCGAGTCGAAAAAGTTTGACCGCTCCGGCTGGTATGTTGGCTACCTGGACGGAATTCCCTGTATTACGTTTGGCTGTTGGCGTGAGGACATCACGCAGACTGTCAAAGCCGACATGGGCGGGAAGAAGTGGACCCCGGCAGAGGAAATGGCCCACATTGCCCGGGTCATTGCTGCAAAGAAACAACGCGATGCAGAGATCGAAAGGGATCGAAGCGTAGCAGCCAGCACAGTAGAGACAATCTGGTCAGGTGGTGTGCAGGCCAGCGCAGAGCATCCATATCTAAAGCGGAAAGGCGTAGAGCCACACGGGGCACGGGTGACAGGTGATGGGCGTCTGATGCTGCCCCTTTTTAGCCCAGATGGTGAGCTCTCAAGCCTCCAGTACATAGACGAGTCCGGGGGCAAGCTGTACCACGGCGGCGGCCAAACTGGCGGAATGTATTGGATGCTAGGCACCCTAGATCAGCCAGGCGTACTTTATATAGCCGAGGGCTTTGCCACAGCAGCGACGATTCACCAAGTCACAAATCGCCCCTGCATTGTGGCGTACTCAGCGAGCAACCTAGTTCCCACCACCGGCTCACTTCGTGAACAGATGCCAGCGCAGGAGCTGGTGATTGTGGCTGACAACGACCAGAGCGGCATCGGCCAGCGGTACGCCGAGCAGGCCAGCGCAAAGTATGGGGCGAGAATGATTGTTATACCTACGCCAGGCGATGCTAACGATTACGCTCAGGCGGGAAATGATCTAAAAGATTTGCTAGCTCCGCAGCATGTTGAGGCATTAGTTAATGTGGTGCCGATCCGGGAGTTTATGGTTGAAGGCGTTGGCATATCCTACGTCTGGCAGCATATTTTGGCGCGTGGTTGGCTGTACGCCATGACAGCGAACCCTGGTAGCGGCAAAACTTCCGTGAGCCTTTACATGGCCGTCATGATGGCGCTGGGCAAGCCGCTGATGGGCAAGAAAACGATGCCTTGCAGGGTTTTGTTTTTGTGCGGCGAAAACCCTCAGGACGTGCGTTTACGAATGGAGGTGATGTTGCTAGAAATGGGCTTAAGCGTTGACGCGCTGCATAACCGCATCTATTTCACGCGCCGACCTTTTGCGATTGATGACGGCTTGCAGCTTGCGCGGTTTGCGTCAGAGGCTGTGGCACATGGCCCGTATGACCTGATGTTTATTGATACTGGCCCGGCTCACAGCAGTGCGGACGATGAAAACGACAACCGGGCCATGCATACACTAGCAATTGCCATGCGCGAGCTAATGGCCCCGCTTGGTATGCCATGCACCATCGCTCTGATGCACCCATCCAAGGGCGCCACAAAAGAAACCTTGCTCCCGCGTGGTGGTAGCGCCTTTGTCGGCTCTATTGATGGTTGCCTGTGCTTGTGGCGTGAGTCTGGTGAAACAACAACCGAGCTATTTGCTCATGGCCAAAAATTCCGCGGCCGGCATTTCGATCCCATGTATTTTGATCTGAAGCCAGTGAATCATCCGACTGCGCTAGACAATTTTGGCGACGCCATAGGCACCGTTATCGCCACACCAGGGACCGCGCCAGAAAGCGATCAGGAATCATCCGCTGGATTGCCAAAAGGTGCGCCAGAGGCCATAGCTATGCTGGAAGCCGCTATTGATGCATGTGGCTACAAACGCGCACCGGAAGACCTGCCATTCGTTTGCGCCGAAGCATGGAACGATCATGAAGAGAAAAATGGGCAGCACGCCACACCCGCAAATCGCAGACAAGCATTATCTCGCGCTAGGAAAAAGCTGAAGGAATGCAAGATTATGCGCGAGGTTCAAGGCGGATATCAGGTGACAGAGCACGCCATGTCTACGGTGTTCGCTGGCTGCTTTATGGGCCTGAAATCTTATGGAAATGGGGCGGCGTGACAGGTGTGACAGGTGTGACATGGTGTGACATGTCACGCTTGTCACGCGGCTGAAAGTGTTGACAATGCGTGACAGGCTGTTATACTGGCCCCTAAGGGCCAGATAACTCTGTCACACTTGTCACAGGGGGTTTAGGTCACAGGAAAAAGATGAGGTGTGACAATAAGAGATGTCACACAAACCGCTTGGTGGCGGTTCTTAGAGTAAGCCCTTGAGGGCAGTCTGCACCTACTCGGTGTCCGCCAACAGGCCAAAAGCCTGAGACTGTCCCCAAGGGCTTTTGTTTTGGATCAAACATGAGCAAGAGCATTAAAGAATATATGGTCATCTGGACTGGTGATGGCCGAGTTGGCTTGCAGAAGTGGCCAGCACAAGGGCAGAGATTGTTCAAAGGCGCTTCTGAATCGTCATGGGGCGCTTGCAATACGGAAGTTCAAGAGGCCACGTTTGAACAATGTAAAACTATGGTTTTCATCAATGCCATGCACATGATCGTTCGTGACAAGTGCGACCCAGCAGTGGTGCATCACGTGTTGTCCGAACTTGATGAGTACAAAGATGGATGCTCAGACGATATGCCAGATATCGCTAAGATTCGTCACAAACTTTAAACAAGTTAGGGAGCACTAACATGGATGAAGATTTTGAAACTCCGAAACAAGAAAAGTTTGGGTGGGGTGGTGCGAGGCCTGGAGCTGGTGGGCCTGCGCTTTGTCCGACCGATGAAGAACGCGAGATGGTCGAGAAACTTTCGGGGTTTGGATTGCAGCAAGAGAGTATTGCGGCCATGGTGAGAGATGGTATTCACATCGATACCTTGCGGACTCACTTCAAAAGAGAATTGGAGCTGGGCCGGGCCAAAGCAAATGGGAAAATAGGTAAGACTCTATTTGATAAGGCAATGGCCGGGGATACTGGGTCACTTATCTGGTGGACTAAAACTCAAATGAGATGGGCAGAAACTCAGAAGCACGAGATAGTGCATACTGGTATTAGTATTACTGATGCACTGGAGGCGGCGAAGGCTCGGCTCATTGCTTCGGACATCATCGATGCGAAGCTCGTGGAGCCTCGGCAGATCGAGGATGGGTCAGGGCAGGGGGAGACGTAAAAAAAGGCCCATGAGGGCCTTTTGGTGTGTTGGTGGGGCTTAGTCGTCGTCATCTGTGCATGTTGAGACTATCCAAGACAAAAACACAAAGATGCTGCACAAAAGGTTGGTGTCGAAGTCAAAGTCCATAGGGCCTCCTTTTTGTGCATTTTGTAAGGTGGCCCCCCCCGTGTCTGTAGGGCAATTTCTATTTCTTATATGCCTCACCGATCAATGTAAATCGATAGAGGCAGGCTGTGCATCGAAGGCGGCGACGCTTTACGCCTGAAGGCCTGCTGATCCTTGTTTCAAGAACTCGGCCTGGGGCTTTGCATAGTGGGCACATCACACACCTCGATGAAAGAGTTGCTCAACGTAGACTTGAGGCACGTTGAATTGACGCGCGGTGAGTAGCGCAGCTATCTTGAACGGCGCGCTGTGGTTGTTCATGAGGCTCAGGAGGTGGCTAAGGATCGTTTGGGGCATGGTGGCACCTTAGAAGTAGATTGCTAGGACGTAACCGGCGAGTGAGCCCAGGATAAGGGCGAAGGCTACTTCTGACCAGAATTCGTTTGGGTTCTTCATTGTGTTCCTTTGCTGGGGCCGGAGCCCAGTGAGTGTTATATAAGGAGGAAGTTCTCTACTTCTGGGCCGTCACCCAGCTCCGGGTACCATCTCCGGACGTAAAAATCTCTACCAATAGCCTTTGTGATTTGCGGTTCGCCCGCGTAGCCGTAATCGCTATGCCTTTCAACAATTACTTCAAGTTCTGGTGGCATTTCTGCCAAAATTTCCATCAGTTCTTTGACGTTCATATGATGTTCCTATGATGTTCCTATGATGGTTAGGCGGTGACTGCGGTTATCAAGCCGCGCGCTATGGTGGTGTCGCACACGTCATATTCAAAGACTGTCTGCCCGCAGAACTCATGAGATGTCACGTAACCGATTCGAACTATTTCCCCGGCTAGGTTTGTAGTGGTGTAAATGTCCACAACAGTACACACAGAAGCATGCTTCCTGCCGATAGGTTTGTAGGTGGTGCCGATCTTGAATCGTGGAGCGCTTTTGGTGTTCAGCATGATCATTTCCTTTAAGTTGCTGCGAGGTCCGTTGATTCGTGTTCCGCAGTGACTCCAATGTAAACGATTGCTTTGCAAAAGAACACTAGGGAAAACACTAGTGCATTAAATTGTTGACAACACACTGTTCGTTTGCTATAGTTCATTCATCGCATCAAACAGCAGCAGCTAACAGATGCAAACACCAGGAGAAACGAAATGATCAAAGTAACCTTCTACGTTTACTCAAAAATTCTGAACAGAGAGTTCATCAACATTGAAATGCATCGCTCAATGGATGACGCAAGGTTGAGAGCAATGGCGCTTAACTGGCAAATACAAAAGGTTGAGCAAGCCTAATGTACCCAGGGGGCTAGCCCCCCCCACTCATCATCAAATCAACCTATGCTGAGCGATCAAACGCCCTGGCAGAGCCAGCCCTGCGCGCTCAATTTTTAGCCCCCCCCTAGGGCCCTGCCAATCGGGCCGTGTGGAAGCCATCCCCCACGCAAAATTTATTTTTTAATTCTGAGTTTTAATTTTGAGTTTTAATTCTCAGTTAACATTCATTATCACAATTCTCACATCTTGCCATGCAAACCCCCATCTACAAGGCTCAAGAGGAACAGGAGCTAATGTCATTGATCTGGAGTGACAAGATCAAGGACAACCCATTGGCGTTTGTGATGTATGCGTTTCCCTGGGGTGAGAAGGGGACTCCGCTGGAGCGTTTCCAGGGGCCGAGGAAGTGGCAGAGGGAGGTGTTAGCTGACATGGCGGAGCACATCAAGAGCAATAAAGCTCTAGCTGATGCAAAGTTGCCGCATGAGAGTGAGGACGATATTGCTTTTAAGGTGCTGAGGCAGGCGGTGAGTTCGGGGCGGGGGATTGGCAAGTCGGCGTTGGTGTCGTGGATTGTTATTTGGATGTTGTCAACGCGGATTGGTTCGACGACGATCATTTCGGCCAATAGTGAGCCTCAACTCAGGTCGGTGACGTGGGCTGAGATTACGAAGTGGTTGGCGATGGGGATCAACAGTCACTGGTTTGAGATCAGTGCGACGAGGGTGTTGCCTGCGAAGTGGTTGGCGGAGCTGGTGGAGAAGGATTTACGCAAGGGGACGCGTTATTGGGGTGTGGAGGGTCGGTTGTGGAGTGCTGAAAACCCGGATGCTTATGCGGGTGTACACAACTTTGACGGTGTGATGGTGATTTTTGATGAGGCGTCGGGGATTGACGATGCTATTTGGTCTGTGGCGACGGGTTTCTTCACTGAAAACACGCCGAATCGGTTTTGGCTGGCGTTTAGCAATCCACGGCGCAATGCTGGGTACTTTTTTGAGTGTTTTGGGGCAAAGAGGGACTTTTGGAAAACGAAGGTGATTGATGCGCGGTCGGTGGAGGGGACTGACAAGGCGGTGTACGAGCAGATTATTGAGGAGTACGGCGAGGACTCGATTCAGGCGCGGGTGGAGGTGTATGGGGAGTTTCCTGCGGCTGGGGAGGATCAGTTCATATCGCCTGTGGTGATAGATGAGGCGATGTCAAGGCCCAAGTACAAGGATCAGAGTGCGCCGATAGTGATTGGTGTGGATCCGGCGCGGGGCGGGATGGATTCGACGGTCATTGTGGTGAGGCAGGGGCGGGACATTGTGGCGATTAAGCGATATAAGGGCGACGATACGATGGTGACGGTGGGGCATGTGATTGAGGCGATAGAGGAGTACAAGCCTGCGATGGTGGTGATTGATGAGGGTGGGTTGGGATATGGAGTATTGGACAGGCTGACGGAGCAGAGATACAAGGTAAAGGGAGTTAATTTTGGTTGGAAGGCCAAGAACCCGGTAATGTTTGGAAATAAGAGGGCGGAAATGTGGGGGGCGATGAGGGATTGGCTGAAGACGGCCTCAATTCCTCAAGACAGAGCTTTGAGGTCTGATTTGTTGGGGCCTATGAAGAAGCCGGATTCGTCGGGGACTATTTTCTTGGAAGGTAAGAAGGAGATGAGGGCGAGGGGTTTGGCTTCTCCTGATGCGGCGGATGCTTTAGCAGTAACTTTTGCGTATCCTGTGGCAAGTAGGGAGTACAATCCCAAAAACGTACGTCGGTTGAGTAGCTTAGGCCCTGGCGGCGTTACTAACTCTTGGATGGGATCTTAATCATGTCAAACAGCAAAGCTATCGGCGTTG